AAGTCAGCCATGTTTAACATTTAATATCTACACACAATTTTTTTCGGCGACTATATTAAATGTGTGATAACCTCCACCTCAATTCCCTCAAGCAGTGTGAGACTCCACTGAACACTCTGTTTTTTTCCGAGTTCAACAAGAATCTCCTTCAGAGGGGTATTCGTCAGGCCTTCAAGAACAAAACTGGCATCGCCATCGATTACCAAAATCCCGACGATCTTTACGGTATCATGCGTGTCGTGTTTATCAACAACTCCGGTGATCATCACACCAACGTGAACGAACAGGTAAAGGCTATGAACACTCGAGTCATCGAGACCGCAATTTCCCAGATACAGACTGGTGTGTCTCAATATATTGCCTATGCCCAAGATATCGATACCATCAGTACTCCTATGGATAGGCCTATAAACACCAGTACCACCGGAAATAAGATCGAGTACAATGACAAGATTGGCCTGAATTAAGACTATTAAAGTTTGAATACGTTTACTCAATAAGTATGAGTTTAAACTATTACAAGGCTGAGACGGAACGAGTATGTAAATTGAAGGGGTGGGATCGAGCAGCCATAGATACCGTATGGCTTCTCCTGACCGAAGAGGTTGGAGAACTCGCATCAGCCATTCGACAGTACAAGAAAACTTACAAGAAGACGAACCTGAAAAAGGAAAGGGGTACAGACGTGATGATGGAAATGGGGGATGTATTTAGTTACCTCTTTCAGCTCGCGCACATGTTAAACGTCGATCTGGACAAGATGTGGGAGGAACATAGGTCTAAGATGGCTGATAAAAAATATAATCTGAAGTAATATCAAGATGAGTACGTTTATGCTCAATGATGCGGCTGCCATTGATGACATCAACCCTTTTGTCCTACACGATTTTTCCCTTCCAGGAGGTGTGAGACAGACGGGTGATTTTAAGGATTTTCAGGAAATTCCTCCGAGCAAGGGTATTCCCGAACCCACGAAAAGTGTATTCTGCGATTTAGCTCTTTGTGAGGATGAGAGGACTCCATGTAAGTTAGATAAGACGATCCACCCACGCCGTAACATTGATTACGGTCTCTCGTGTGGAAAGCCTAAGAATAAGGTAAAGATTGGGGTTTCCAACCGGAAGATCCCTTGGCGTTGGATACTCATCGCTCTTATTATTGTCCTAGTTCTATTAATTTTAAGACGTTAGAGAAGTACCTGAGTCGGGATACCTGTGTACATTCCTGAATGATATTCGGTACAACCTTTTTGCAGAACTTTCGAATAAAGTCCATCTGCCAAGCACTCTCCATATTTACTCGAGGTGGTTGGAATGTTGGGTCGAGAATTTTTATGCCGTGTACGATACGAACGTAAACACGGTTACTTTGCTTAAGACTGAGTATCCTTTCGAGTAGAAGCTCCGCCATGCGCTGTTGGACCTCAAACGTACTCTTGACCATGGTGTCGAGAAACTTGTCGTACGGGATAGAGTTGGTGGTCGAATCTAGAGATACCCAGTCCGCGAGAGGTTCGGTGTTTATGTAATCCGTAAAGGTAGAGTATCCCTTACCCCTCATGTATCGGTCGTAGACTATCTCAACATATGAAAGATCAGATTCAACATCTATGACATGCTTGGCAGACTTTATGAACGATGTCATTATCTTTATCTAAACTTTTATCTCTAAGTATTATAAAGAAAATGGCCAACGCGGTACCTATGTTAGCAGGTGTCGGACTTCTCAGTATGTGTTGTATTTCTTCCAGTATCGCAGCCGGTGTAATGAGTGGAGGTGAAGAAAAAACACCAACACCAACACCAACACCAACCACAAAGACTTCCGATAGTGAAGGAGATGTTAGTACCGGTGCCGCACTTCCATCTAGTCCACCCGCAGTCGATGATAAAACTCTTTATACCCCACCCCCACCCCCTCCACCAGTGGCGGGGAGTGTAGGTGGATTTACAACTGTTCAATTATGCTCACCTTGGAAAGCGCGGGATTGTGAACGAGCTGATGCTGTGATGACGTGTCCCGAATTCAAGGCGTGTTGGAAAAAACATGGACAAGCACCGTGTGCAGGTGAAGCATGGTTTAATAAATGCGGGTGGTGAACATCTATGACGTGTTTGGGTAGATTTTATCTCTGAGTATTATAAAGAAAATGGCCAACGCGGTACCTATGTTAGCAGGTGTTGGTCTTCTCAGTATGTGTTGTATTTCTTCCAGTCTATTAGCTGGTGCTATGGGTGGGAGCGAAACTCCAGAAGAACCCAAGACCCCCACCGAGCCCATTGAGTACGTCTATGATTTCATCGTTGCAGAACAATCTCCACACACTGACAAATTTAACATTCACATCACCGATATCGAAGCTGATGGTGTTCGAGTTACACCAGCGCAACTCACGATTCATGAAGAACCCGAACACGCTAAATGTAATAGCAAAAAGGACGGTTACGAATGTGAAGGTGATAACTACGGTATGAACGATCCAGAACCTGTGGATGGAGAGTATAAAGATTTATCGTGGTCCGCATGGAAGAAGGGTCAGGGTGAGGTTGGTACAAAGGTATTTACTGTGACCACTTCCACCAAGGTCAAGAAGTTCAAGATTGATTATTTCAGACCTAAGTACGTCCCGGGATGGACGATTAAGGAAAACGGTAAAGAAGTATTGACAACCTCGAAGGGTGCGAACGAAAACACACCAAACCCAGCTGTCGTGGAATACGAAATTCCTTAAACGGACACCTAAGTCGAGCTTCTTTACAATACTTTTTATGTTCAAAAATGTATTCTGTGATTGCTAACAATAGCTTTTCGTATCTCTTGACTCTCGATGAGATACGAAAGGCTCTTCCCGATGAGACCCGACCTTCGTGGGTCAAAATTACGACCATCACTATGGTTTCGAGCTTTATCCAAGACATTGACATAAAGCGACTTCGAGCTTTGTTCGAACAAATCGGTTCGTATAAAATGCGTCGGTCCGGTACGCAAACCGATGGTTTCGAATGGAAACTCAAGCCTACGACCTTTTACAACCAGGTCACGCTCACCTACAACGACACTTACAGCACCAAATCCGTGAAAGTGTTTCCCAATGGAAGCATTCAAGTCGCCGGGTGCTGTGATCTCTTCGACTGCAAACGCATCATCACGCAATTGGTCCACATTTTCAAAACCTTTTTGGGTTTGAAGGTGAACGTTCCCATCGATTCGTTCCGTGTGGTCATGATCAACTCCAACTTCAGCCTCAACTACAACATCAACCTCATGAAGGTCGCCGATTGGTTCGAGCAGTACAACGACATTTTCAAAGTGTCTTTTGAACCAGACCGATACTCCGCAGTGAAAATAAAGTTCAAGCCCTCCGAAGATATGAAAGAGATTACCTGTAGCATCTTCTCCACAGGAAAAATCATCATCACCGGAGCTGAGACCCTCAAGGAGATTGCCTTTGCCTACAACATCATTAACCAACACATCAATGAGAATCCCGAAATCCGTGTTTCACCGACAGAGGACACTGATGTGTTCGATACATTTTTGGGATACAAATGTGACCCCTTTGTCAAACTTCTCAAGGGTAAAGGTTTTCAATCTTGGATGAGAACCATCACGAACAGGCAAATTAAATTCTAACACTATAATAACAAAAATGTCCCAGCGACTTGGTATGGCCGATGGGAGGTGCTTTACCGTAAACACCTCAGCCCAGCTCTTTAACAACTATGTCATGAAGCAGAATGGCATCTCTTTCGAGGATAACTATTCGTACCGTCAGCTTCTCCAGAAGCAGGGTCCCCAGCTCTTCACTAAGATCCAAGAGAAGGAGCAAGGTAAGGGTAACTGCAACACCTGTGACAACCCTCTTCTCAAGGTTCCCGATATTTACTAGGTGAGAAAAATCCGTGAAAAAAACTTAAAACCTTCTTGTAGAATGTCGACATGTGCCATATGTCTAAATGAAGTCAGGTGTACGAGGGTCAATCCCGCACTTCGATGTGGACATATGTTTCATTCCCACTGTCTACAGGAATGGAAGAATCAAGGTAAGAATACGTGCCCAACGTGTAGGAAAGTTTTCGACGTTTCCCAGTTTAACATTATCGTCACGATACAAAACAATTATACGGCGGTTGCAAACTCGGTGACTTTAAACGAGGAATCTGTGTTTCAGGTACTCGACACCTTTGATATTACCTTTGACGTAGAAGACACACCGGATCTAGATAGTATTCTTGCGGACCTTGGGGTGAGTCTTACCGACTTTGATCCCACGATCCTTGACGCAGAAGGATGAACAGTACTTTTCGTAGTTGAGACCTGGATAATCCCTCGATGCCTTACGAGGGTCGGTGATGGCTTTACCTTTAGCATCAGTGAGAAGTGGACCAGTCGCCCATCCCCGCTTGTGACTGAAAACGTTAGCCTTGAAAATAATACGCTTACCGACCTTAAACTGACCAGCCCTCTTTATCCGTGACTCCGGTACCTTGAAAAATTTGGCAACCCGAGCGATCGTATCCCCAGGCTTGATCTTATATTCGACTACACCGTGTTGCTTGTAAAAGTGGAAGTCTCCCTGGCGAATGTAGTTCATCGGTCTCCCAGGAG